CTCGTTTTCCCTCTCCCCACAGGTACAGGACTACGACCTACGCCCGGAGCTGGAATGGCGCCCTGAGGCCCTGGCCCGGTACCCGTGGCTGCACGCATTCGCTGACGTACCCGACGACGCCGCGCCTCCGCTGGCGATGAGCCCACCGCCAGCGGACGCCGTGGGCTCCTACGGCGCGGAGGCCGTGGCGTGGATCGAGGCCACGCAAGGCATCACACTGCGATGGTGGCAGGCGCTGGCCATCACCCGGCAGCTCGAACACCGGGCGGACGGCACGTTGTGTCACAGGTCCGTTGTAGAGTCCACGCCGCGCCGCGCCGGCAAGTCCGTGCGCATCCGCTCACTGGCGCTGTGGCGGCTGGCCCACGCGGAGATGTTCGGGGAACCGCAGGTCATCATCCACACAGGCTCTGACGTGGCGATCTGCCGCGAGATTCAGCGCGGCGCGTGGCGCTGGGCGGAAAAGTCCGGGTGGGACGTGTCGCGGGCCAACGGGAAGGAAGGCGTGGAGACGCCCGCCGGGGACCGCTGGCTCGTGCGAGCGCAGCGGGCCGTGTACGGCTACGACGTGTGCCTGGGCTTCATCGACGAGGGTTGGGACGTCGACCCCGACACGGTGTCCGAAGGGCTCGAACCCGCGATCATCGAACGATCGAGCCCGCAGATTCACCTGACGTCCACGGCGCACCGCCGCGCGACAAGCCTCATGCGCACGTCCCTACTGCACGCATTCACCACAGACGACCCGACGACTCTGCTACTGCTGTGGGGTGCCCGCCCAGGCTCCGACCCGGCCGACCCGGCCGCGTGGCGGCGGGCGTCGCCACACTGGTCCGAAGACCGCCACCGGATGATCGCCACGAAGTACGAGAAGGCGCTCGCCGGTGAGGACGACCCGGAGCTAGACGACCCCGACCCTATGCGCGGGTTCGAGGCGCAATACCTGAACGTCTGGCGGCTGCGGGAACGCCGCGAGAAGGGGCAGCCCGTGGTGTCGGAGGAGGCGTGGGCGGCGCTCGGCGCCGACGTCCCGGACCGCACCCCGGACGCTGTGGCCGTCGAAGATTGGTACACCGAGGGCGTGAACGTGGCCCGGGCGTGGCATGTGGACGGGCGGGCCGTCGTCAGCGTCACCACATATAGGGACGTGGCCGACGCCGCGGAGGCCGTCGACTTGGCCGGCGTCCGCCGGCCAGTGCTGGCCGGGGCATCGCTATGCCTGGACCCCGCGTGGAAGGCCGCCGGTGTGCGGACCGAGCCACAGAAGGGGACCGTCCGCCGGGCCGTGGAGGATCTAGGCGGCCTGCTGCGCGATGGTGTCCTGGCCCACGATGGCGGCGCGGAGCTGGCCGCCCAGGTGCTCGCATTGCGCGTGTCGCCGGGCGTCGATGGGCCGCGGCTGCAGTCCACGGCGCCGGCCGGTGGCGTGAAGGCCGCAGTGTGGGCCGCGCTCGCGGCACGGAAGAAGACACGCCGCGGCGTGACGGTGCTGTGAGTTGTCCCACCGTCGTGGCATAGTGTCGCGCGTGCGCTGGCCCTGGACGCGAAACGACGCGCCCCGTAACGATGTAGTGATCTCTGTGGGGGACCCCGCGCTCGCGGGCTACTTCGGAGCGGTCCCCACGTACGCGGGAGTGAACGTGGGGGAAGGGTCGGCGCTCGGCATCTCCGCATTCTGGCGGGCCGTAATGCTGATCGCCGGCACCATCGCGTCACTGCCGCTGAAGAGCATTGGGCAGATCGACGACCAGCGGCAGCCGATCCGGACGTGGCTGGACGACCCCGGGACAGCGGACGGGCAGACCCCATACGAATGGAAGGAGACGTGCCTCCTGCACGGGCTCCTACACGGGAACACGTACCTACAGCACGTCTACAACGGCGCCGGCGGCATGGTCGGCGCCACCCCGCTGCACCCGCTGTCCGTGGCGCCATCCTGGGAGCGGCGCACCGATGGCACATTCACCGGGCGGAAGGTGTACGACGCCACCCTGCAGGACGGCACACGCCGCCGGTACACACAGGAGACGATGACTCAGGTCATGGGGCCGTCCCTGGACGGGCTACGCGGCCTGTCCCTGCTCGGGGTGGCGCGGCAATCGTTGGGGACCACCATCGCCGGGGACAGGGCCGCCGCGAAGATGTTCGGGAACGGCGCCCTGATCGCCGGCCTTGTGTCCACAGAAGAGGACGTGGACGAGGACGAAGCGAAGGACATCAAAGCCGGCCTAGACCGCAAGGTGGGCGGCTGGGAAAACGCCGGGGAAATTGCGTTCGTCAATCGGAAGCTGAAATTCCACCCGTGGACCATGAGCGCCGAAGACGCCCAATTCCTGCAGTCCCGCCAGTTTCAGATCGAGGAAATCGCCCGCTGGACAGGCGTGCCTCCGCACCTGCTCATGCAAACCGAGAAACAGACGTCGTGGGGTACAGGCGTCGCGGAGCAGAACCGCGGCCTAGGCCGGTTCACACTGCTCGGGTGGACAATGCGTTTCGAGCAAAGACTCTCGCGGCTATTGGGCACCGGCGGCCCGGGCGGGCCGCGGCGGTTCGCGGAATTCGACTTCGCCGGCCTGGAGCGGCCCACCCCGGAAGAGGAAATCCGGCTGCTGATCGAGCAGGTGAGGGCCGGCCTGCTCACCGTGAACGAAGCGAGACGCATCCGGAACCTGCCGCCCATCGACGGCGGGGACGTGCTACGCACCGGCACCACAGGCGCGCGCCAGTTAGAGGAGGCCCTCACGTGAAGACCGGGGGACGGCTGCAAGAGCTGGCGAACCGTGGCCGCGCGCTGGCCCGCCCGCCGCAGAACCGTAGCGGCGGGGACTGGTGGAAGATCAGCAACGCGGACGGCGACCGCGCGGAAGTCTTCATCTACGGGTACATCGGAGATGACTGGGCTGAAGAGGACGTGACCGCGGCGTCGTTCACGAAGGCGCTGCGGGGCATCACAGCGTCCGCTATCGACCTACGGGTGAACAGCCCGGGCGGCGCCGTGTTCGACGGCATCGCCATCTATACGGCGCTGCTGGACCACCCTGCGACCGTGGACGTCGCCGTGGACGGGGTGGCCGCGTCGGCGGCGTCGTTCGTGTCGATGGCCGGCGACAGCATCGCAATGCAAAAGCCGGCCAAGATGATGATTCACGACGCCTCCGGAATTGTCCTCGGGAACGCCGCGGACATGCAGGAGATGGCGGATCTGCTAAACGAGCTGTCCGACACAATCGCCGGCATCTACGCCGACCGAGCCGGCGGCAGTGTGGCGACATGGCGGGCCGCCATGAAAGCTGAAACGTGGTACTCCGCGGCAGCGGCCGTAGAGGCCGGCCTCGCGGACCGTGTGGCAAACGACACCACACAATCGGCGCCGGAAGACCGGCGGCGCAGTCAGACGGCTCGGGCGCGTGCCCGGGTTCACGGAGTGAAGGGATAGAACATGCGAACGATCGAGGAGATCGTGGCTGCGCAGCAGGCCGTCATGGACGGCGCCGAGGGCCGGCCACTCACAGACGAAGAGGTCACCACGTACGAGGGCCTGGAGCAGGAGCTGGCGCTCGTGAACCGTGACCGCGAGGTGCGGGCGCGGCACGCGGCGTACACCACGCCCGTCCGGAACGACCTGCACGTCAACATCGGCGGCGGCACCCGCGACGAGTTCGAGGACCTGAACCGGGCCTTCGAGGCGTACCTCCGCACCGGCCGCCCCAACGCCGACATTCAGGAGCTGCAGAACGCGCAGCAGGTCGGCACCGACTCCGAGGGCGGCTACCTCGTGTCGCCGCAGTTCCGCCAGAAGCTCGTGGAGGTCCGCGCCGCGTACGGCGGGCTGGCCGCGGAGGTCGACGACTTCAGCACCGAGCGCGGCGGCGCCCTGGAGTACCCGTCCCTGGACGACACCGCCAACGCGGGTGACATCACCGCGGAAGAGGCCGCGTTCGCTGACGGCGACGATCTGGCGTTCGGCACCGTGGCGCTCGGGGCGTTCAAGTACACGTCCACCGGCGCCGGCACCACAACCCCGCTGCGGGTGTCCGTGGAGCTCCTTCAGGACTCGGAGTTCGACGTCGAAGGGCTCGTGTCCCGCGCGCTCGGGACGCGCATCCAGCGCAAGCAGGCGGCCGACTGGGTGAACGGCAACGGCACCACGCTCCCGTTCGGGCTCCTGCACGACGGGCTCACCGCCGATGTCGTGCTCGACGTCGAGGCCACCATCGACTACGACGAGCTGCTCGACGTCGAGGCCGCGCTGGACCCGGAATACGAGCAGAATGCCAAGTGGGTGATGTCCAAGGGCACGTGGGTCGCGATCCGCCGGATCGTCGTGGACGGTCGGCCGCTCATCAACCCGCAGACCATGGGCATCGGCCAGGCCCCACAGCGGGAGCTGCTCGGCTACCCCGTCATCATCGACCAGGGCTGCAACGCTGTCACCGCGGACGGCGTGGCCGGCGGGTTCGCCGCGCTGGGCGATCTGCGGGAGGCGTACGTCATCCGCCGTGTCGCGCCGCTCGTGGTGGTCGTGAACCCGTGGTCGCGTGCGAACAACGGGCAGGTCGAATACGTGGCGTGGGAGCGGGCGGACGGCAACATTCAGAACCGCTCGGCGTACGCCACCCTCGAAAACATCACCACCTGACAACCCACAGCGGCCTGGCCGGCCAGCACCTTCCAGCCGGCCAGGCCACCGCCTCGCATAGAAGGGAACGGAAATGCTACTGAAGGGGAACCCGGAGGCGCTGAAGGCGTACCGGGAGCGCAAGGCAAAGGCGCTCGCGAGGACCGCGCCGGCCCGCAAGCGCGAAGACCGGGCGAAGGCCGCCCACAACGCCGGCACGGCCGCCGCGCCGGCCCGTCCGCAGTCGTGAACGCTGTGGGCCTGCTCGTGGTGCTGCTGGCCGTAGTGGTCCTGCTGCACCTGGTGGGAGTGATCTGAGATGGTGTGGGCGCCGGACTACGTGACGGCCGCGGAGCTGAAGTCCTACCTACGGATTGCAGACACCGCGGACGACGCGGAGCTGGCGCTCGCCATCACCACGGCGTCCCGCGCGATCGACGGTTTCTGTCACCGGCAGTTCGGGCAGGTCACGGCCGCGGAGGAGCGGTCCTATACCGCGTACTGGGACCGTCGCGCCCGGGTGTGGGTGATCGTGTTCGACGACCTGCAGGACATCACCGGCCTCACTGTGACGGTGGAGGCCGGCACAGTGGACGCCTACACCCTGGAGCCCGTGAACGCCGCACAGGAGGGCCGCCCGTTCACACGGCTCCTCGTCGACCCGGCCAGCGTGGGCAAGCCCACAACGAAGAGAAACAACGTCACCATTGACGCCGTGTGGGGGTGGGACGCCGTACCCGCCGCTGTGGAGCAGGCGACACTGCTGCAGGCGTCGCGCTTCCACGCCCGTCGTTTCTCGCCGTACGGCGTGGCCGGCTCACCGGAGCAGGGGTCGGAGATGCGCCTACTCGCGAAGCTCGACCCCGACGTGGAGCTGGCCCTGTCGAGGGCGAAGCTCATCCGATGGTGGGGGGCGGTCTGAGTGGACCTAGGTGACGTCATGGACGCGATTTCCACCCGCCTCGACACCATCGCCGGCCTGCGATGCTTCCCATACCCGCCGGACAGCATCACACCACCGGCGGCCATTGTGACCTACCCGGAAGAGCTGACGTTTGACGCCGGCTACGACCGGGGAGCGGACACGATGACACTCCCAGTGATCGTGGCCGTGGGAAAGGTCCACGACCGGAACACACGGAACCTTGTGGACGCCTACTGCGCCGGCAGCGGCGCCAGCTCCATAAAGGCCGTCATCGAGTCCGGCACCTACACCGCGTTTGACTCTGTGCGAGTCACCGGCGCGGAGTTCGACATCGTTACCATAGGCAGCGCCGATTACCTCGCGGCAGTGTTCGACCTGGACATCA